ATTTGCCTCGGGTTGCGAGTACCACCAGCCTCCAATCGGCTCGCGGACGACTGGCCAATACCCACGCGGCGCGCCAACTCGGATTGGCTAATGCCGGCGGCGTTCCGCCTTTCCGTCAGACGTTCAGGGATCAATTCTACCACGTGGCAACACCTACCCAAAACTGAATAACGCCGCCCCATTCTTTTTCAGGTTGCCTGCATATCCAAATTTGGCTATCTAGCCATTTATGAATAGAAATATGACACGCTACGAAGCACTGCTCGCCTGCCGCGATCAGGCTGGATCTGTCAGCCAACTCGGGCGCGATCTCGGTATCCCACAATCGACGATGTGGCGGATCATCCATCAATCGAAGCAACTGCCCGCTGAATATGTTCTGCTGGCCGAAGACCTCTATGGTGTTTCTCGTCATGCTCTGCGCCCCGATATTTATCCGGTCGCCCTTCAACCCTCCTCGCCTCGTTGGACCGGCGTCGATCAGTGCGCCGAAATCTTCCCGAACCGCGTAGTTGGCCGAAGCAATCGCGTCTCTTTCAATAACTTCGGCGAAACGAAGGGCGCTCGCGCATGAGTTTCCTCCGCGTCCGTCGCACTCCCACATACCAAACCAAGCGTATTCCAGTCGCACCGGATGGCATTGTCGTGCAATGGAAGGACAGCCCGCCGTTGCCATGCCTCACGATCTATGTCGGCGAACTCCTTGGCCGAGAGCTGGGAATCGGCGGCAGCACCGATCGCGCGATTATGTTCATCGGCGTCGGCCCTGATGCTGGGAAATGTGCCCTGCAGTTCGTGACGGGCAGGGATTGGGATTACCGGGTGCAGCGTCACCCGCTGGGCTACAAGGTTCATCTTCCCAGCAACGTCTCTGTCGAGAACTTCGACTTCTGCAAGCGAACTGCCATCCCAGCCCATTCCATTGAGATTCGCGGTGACCGCCTGATCTTTGCCTATGAAGGGATCAAGCAGTGACGAAACGGCGCGAACCCCTCACCTATGAGGCCACGCTTACCGGGGTTGCCGCCGTGATCGGTTGGGACACCTGCGGTGCGATCTGCGGTGTTTCCGGCCGGGCCGTGCGCCTGTGGTCGGACCATGATTGCGAAACCGAGATCCGCATGATCGATGCCGAGCGCCTTGATCGTGCCTTTATCGAACGGGGCGGCGGTTATGCGCCGTTCCACCGCCTCATGGCCTTGCGCCTCGATATCGCCGCGCAGGATGTTGCGGGGCAATCGTTGTCGGAAATCGCCATGGGCGCCGCCAAGGAAGCCGGCGAGGCTGTTGCCGCGATGATCAAGGTGAGCAGCCAGCCTGATAGCCCGGCGGCGCGGCGCGAGGCCAAGAAGGAAGTGCAAGAAGCAATCGACACCCTGACCGATGGCCTCGCTGCCATTGATCGCAGCAGCGACGGCGGCCTCGACGACTTCAGAAACGTGACGATTCATCCGCGCGCAGCCACCACGGGAGGGACCCAATGAGCGGCGAAGGCCATCTACAATCGCGGCCACTGATCCATGCGCCGCTGGAATTCCGCATGCGATCGGGCGGAACACAGGCGAACCGCGCCTTCGTGCTGTGTCCCAAGTGCGAGGCGCCCGGCTTCGTTCGCCGCAGCGAGCGGATCACCGCCACGGTGAAACACCTGCACTGCCACTGCACCAATACCGGGTGCGGCCACACCTGGCTCAACGAGCTGACGTTCGTGCACAGCTTCAATCCTGGCCTGATCGACCGGCCGGACCTCGATCTGAAAGTCTGCCCGCGCGACCAGGTGCCCCACGTCATGCCGCCGGAAAAGGGCGAGGATGACAGCCAGATGAGCATGTTCACCGGCTGATCCGGCCGGGCACCCGCCCGCCAGCACCCAAACGACCGAGAATTTTTTCAACGGCGATTCCGCCGGAGGGGGACCTATGCCCAGCGCACACCGCGCCGCCAGCCAACGCGCCCTGCCCACACCGGGCAGGATTTCCTTTGACCACGCCCTGCGCCTCACCGCCCCAGCCCTCAATGCGGCCGAGCGGGGCTTTCTCGCATCCGTCGCCGGCTTTGCCGAACTGCAGTTTTGGGCGCCTGCCGCCTATGTCGACATCGAGGGCGCACCCTTCGGCGAGGGCGAGGGGCTGGTGACATACACCGATGCCGCCTGGAAGCGCGCGCTGCAAAAGCTGACCCGCGAGCCAATGCGCCAAAGCAGCGCGAGATTTGCCCTCACTCCCGCTGGCCGTGACCTCGTGCTGCGCACCTGCCAGCTGATCGAGGGTCGCGCCGCGTGAACCTCGAAGCCGAAATCTTGAAGGGCCTCCAGGCCCAATACCAGTTCCGCAAGACCAAGGGTGCCTGGTTGCAGGAGGGCACCTGCCCCGCCTGCGGCAAGCGCGAAGCCTTTGCCGCTGCCAAGGATCCCAAAATCGTGCGGTGCGGCCGACAGGACCGCTGCGGGTGGGAAATCACCGTGCGCGATGCCCTGCCCGATCTGTTCGAGGATTGGTCCAAGCGCTTCCCCGAAACCGAGGAAAACCCCACCGCCACCGCCGATGCTTATCTGCAGCACGAGCGGTGCCTCGATCTGCGCCTCCTGCGCGGCAGCTATACCCAGGAACTCTACCGCGATCACAAGACGGGCCACACCTCGGCCACCGTCCGTTTCGCTGTGGGCGATACCTATTGGGAACGGCTGATCGACCGGCCCGGCCGATTCGAGAAGAAGGCCCACTTCCGCAAGGGCGGCACTTACAAGGGCCACTGCTGGATTCCGCCACGCCTCTCGATGGAAGAGATCGCCAAGGCGGAAGAGATCCTGATCACCGAGGGCATCTTCGACGCCACCGCCCTGTGCCAGGTGCGCAAGGTGGCGGTTTCGGCCATGTCCACCAACAACTGGCCCGAACACTTCCTGGCCGATCTGCGCGTCGAGCTGGAGCGCATCAAGCGCACCACGCGCCCCCGCCTTGTCTTCGCCTTCGACGTTGGCCGCGCCGGCGTCGAATACACCATCAAATATGTGAAGCGCGCCACGGCCGAGGGCTGGGACGCCAGCGCCATGCAGGTGCGCCCCGATGGCGAGGGCACCAAGAAGGACTGGAACGACCTTCTCAAGGAACACTTGGACTGGGCGGGCGACAAGGAAAAGGCCCCGCTCTCCGACTGGGCGTTCGAGCAATATGCCTACAACGGCGCGATCACGATCGCCGAGACCGCCCGCGACAAGGCCCGCCTGATCGCGGACCATAAGCAGGCGGTTTCCACGTTCGAATTCCGCCACAAGAACCGGCTGTGGTCCTGCAAGGTCTCTTTCGACGAAGAGACCCAGAAGCGCCGCATCGTGGTGGAGGAAATCGCCAACTGCGCGTTCCGCCTGCTCTACCGCGAACGCGACGAAATCGCGGACGAGACCTCTTACTTCCTGCACATCGATTTCCCGTTCGATGACCGGCCCGTGAAGGCCCGGTTCTCGTCCGCCGCCTGTGCCAACAGCGGCGAATTCAAGAAGCGCATGATGGCTTTCGCCGGCATGTGGAGCGGCAGCGGCGAGCAGCTGGACCGGATGATGCGGGCGCAGACCCGCAATTTGAAGGTGGTCGAGCCGATCTATTTCACCGGCTATTCCGCCGCGCACCGCGCCTGGCTGCTGGGCGATCTCGCCGTGCGCGAAGGCCGCGTGGTGGAAATCAACCGCGAGGCCTATTTCGATTTCGGCAAGGCAGCGGTGAAGCCGCGCAGCAACGAGCGCCTGCTCGATATCGAATATGACCCGGAGCGTCTGGATCTCGCCTGGGTGCCCGATTTGTGGACCGCCTGGGGGCCAAAGGCCTTGGTCGGGCTGGCGTTTTTCGTCATGTCGCTGTTCGCGGTGCAGATCCGCCAGCGCGAAAAGTCCATCGGCTTCCTTGAGATCACGGGCCAGCCCGGTTCGGGCAAATCCACCCTGATCGAGTTCCTTTGGAAGCTGCTCGGCCGCAGCGGATACGAAGGGTTCGATCCCAACAAGGCCACCCCGGCCTTCATCGCGCGCAGCCTGATCAAGGTTGCCAATCTCCCGGTCGGCCTGATCGAAAGCGGCCGCCAGGATGACAAGCGCACCGGTGGTCGCCAGTTCGACCACAACGAGCTGCTCGTGCTGTTCAACGGCCGCTCCCCGCGCGGCACCGGCCAGAAGAGCAACGGCGTCGAAACCAGCGAACCGCCGTTCCTGGGCACGATCTACCTGGTGCAGAACGAGCGGATCGACGCGATCCCCGCCGTGCTCGAGCGCCTCATGTCGATGGAAATCGACAAGGCCGGGCGCAACGAAGCGACCCGCGCCGCCGCGATCCGGCTCGAGCAATGGCCGATGGAGCAGGTTTCCGGCACCATCGTCCATGTCGTGCGCAACGAGGCCAAGTGGCTCGAGCGCTATTTCGCGCGCTCCGAATTCCATGAACGCGACATGCGCACCCGTGTCGAAGGTCTCCACAACGACCGCGTCATCAAGAACCATCGCCAGTTGGCGGCGGCGGTCGAAACTTTGCCGGCGCTGTTCCCCGCCATCCGCCCGGAATGGGTCGCAGAAACGCTCTCGCTGATCGAGGCGCTCGCGCTCGATCGTCAGTTGAGCACCGGCGGCGACCACCCGACCGTGGCTGATTTCTGGGAGAAGGTGGATTACCTGCTCGCCCGCGAAAAGCCAGATGACCACCCCGATGGCAAATCGCTCAACCAGCACCGCAACCGCGATCAACTGATTGCGATCCAGCTGCCCGAGTTCGAAGCGCGCTGCCGCAACGCGGGCCTTTCAGTCCCCAACGTCGACCAGCTCAAGAAGCTGCTGCGTGGCAGCAAGAGCCGCAAATTCGTGGACCGCAAGAAGGTCAACAACCCTGCCGGCCACATCGTGGGATGCTGGGTCTTTGAGCAGCCCGCCAAGGCGGAGCGCATCATATGACCTGGGCCGAACAGGAATTCCGCGTTTGGCACGGCATCCAAAGCCCGGAGCCGCCCGCCGCCGCATTCGACTATGCGGAAATCCGGCAGATGGCCCAGCGCATGCTGGAAACCCGCCGCACCCGCTTCCCCCAGCTGGTCGCCAAGGGCCGGATGTCGCCCGCCGATGCCGAGGCCCAGATTGCAGTGTTCGAGGCGCTGGCCGCCGAATGGCACTGGATGGCGACTGGCCAGGGCACCCCGGCCGAGGCGGAACAGATCCCCGCCATGCGCGAGACTCTCGACCAAAGCATCGCCACCATTGCCGAGATCGCCCGCGAAGATCGCGGCTTCTCGGCCGAGCTGGCCGCCCAGGCCGAATGGGTCATTGCCATGGCTTGGCACCTCGAACCCGGCCGCCGCACCCGCGCCTGCCGCGCGCAAACCTTCGTGCTGCGCCAGCTCATCGCCGCGGAACAGGAGGCCCGCCGTGCCGCGTGACCTTCACCCCATGGCCTGCCCCTGCCTCGCCTGCCGCCCGGCCGCGTCCCCCTGGCCAGTCCGCTTCCCCATCCCCGCCGGCCCGCGCCGGTGGCTCACCACTGCCAGGGCGCACTGCCTGGCGATCCTTACCCGCTGAACCGGAGATTGCCCATGTCGACTGCCCAACGCCTCGCCCCTGCCCTCTTCGAATGCCGCTGCGGCAATCATCACACCGCTGCCGATGGCCAGCTCCCCGTGGGCTGGACCACCCGCGCCGGCCAGGTCTGGTGCGATGACTGTACCCGCGCCGGCGTGCCCGTCCGCGAAGCCACCCAGCCCCGCCCGCGCCGCAAGCCTCTCACGCCCAGGTACGCGGCCCAATGATCGCCCTCGGCCCCCGCGACATCGCCCGCGCCGTCGCCTTCGCCTTGGCGGTCCTGGCCGTCCTCCACATCGCCGATCGCATCGTCGCCGGCCTCGCCCGCTGCCCGCTCGAGCACTGCCTCCCCTGGTGAAACCAGCCTCTACCCGCAACGAAAGGAAGCCCCGCAACATGAAAACCGTAATCGTCCACGGCCCCAGGGCCTGCGGAAAAACCCGCAATGCCGCCCGCATCGCCGCGCATTTCGGCATCGCTACCATTGTCGACGATTGGGATGAGCGCCTGCACGAAATCACTCCCGGCGTGATCCATCTCACCAACCAACCCGTCCGCAAGGCATCCGTCCGGTGCGTCAATTTCGCGGATCTACAGCTTCCGCCGGTGGTGGGCTTGATCGGCATGAAAAAGGCCGGACCGCGCCACATCAACAAATATCAGACGGTCAACCGGCCGAAGAAGGGCGGTGCGGCATGATCGTCGTCCGCGTCGAACTCTGGTCCGCCGTCAACGGCGAAAAGACCGAACTCGCCCGCATGGTGGTCGACAACATCGGCGGCACCAACACCCGTGGCAACTACCGCTGCCGCACTCTCAAGGGCCGCTCCAAGGCCGCCCTCGACGGCGCGCTTTTCACCATGTCGCGGAACGGCAAGGGCATCCAGCGCGAAAGCCAGGTCACCGGCCACCCCCGCCTGCGCGAACACGTCTGGAACCTCGTCGCCAAGTGCCTCGCCGCCATGGACTATGGCGACAAGGCCGCTGCCGAGAGAGAAGTGGCATGAAGTCGCCCAGCTTGCATCCGGAAATCGGTCGCGTCTTCGGCATCGACTGGAAGCCCGCAGATGAGGTCAGTATCGCCCATGGATCATGGCGAGATGCGCCCGGACAGCGCCACAGGGTTCATGTCCTCTTGCGCCTGGCAGACGGCAAGTCAGAGACTGGCCATAACCTCTCGATGAGCCGCGTCCGCGCGCGCCAGATCGCCAAGGCATTGTGGGAGGCCAGCGGCAAGCGATGGCCGTTCAATTCAGAACAGCGCGTTCTGCCAAATCGCATCATCGCCGAAACCCGTGTCACGTTTGAGCGCGAAGCAAGCCTCGGCTTCGCCATGGCCAAGCTGCTACGGGTCGCGGTGGAAATCCTCGACCAGGAACTCGATGAGCGGAAGCATTCGGGCAACGGCGAGGACCATGGCGACCTGCAATCGTGGTCGGATCAGGCTCACGATCTGCTGAGCCAGATTGGCGGTGACGCATGAAGCTGCGCCGCATCCTCACCGGCGCCGCGATCGGCGCCACAACCGCCATCGCCTTTCGGTCTTTCGTGATCTGGGAACTGCGCCGGCAACAGGACTGGCACACCAACGGATCGATTGTTCCGCTCATGATCGCCTGGGCCGCTTGCGCCGGCGCGATGTTCGGCGCGATCGGGCCACTTTCGAACGGGGGCCGCGCATGAGCGCGCGCGTCCTGATCGGTTGCGAGCGCAGTGGTGTGCTGCGCCGCGCTTTCCTCGCCCGTGGCATTGATGCCTGGTCCTGCGACCTCGAGCCGGCCGACGATGGCAGCAATCGCCATATTCGCGGCAACCTGCTCGACCATCTCGATGATGGCTGGGATCTGCTGGCCGTGCTGCATCCGCCCTGCACCCGCCTGTGCAACAGCGGTGTTCGCTGGCTCTACATCGGCGGACGCCGCGTCAACGGTCACGATCCGCAGGGCTGGGCTGATCTCGAAGCTGCCGCAGCCTTCTATCGCGCATGCCGCGAGCGCGGAAACATCCTGCGCCGCGCGCTGGAGAACCCCATCATGCACCGCCATGCAATCCGGCTCACGGGCCGGCGCCACGTCCAGTTCGTGCAACCTTGGTGGTTTGGAGACCCGTTCTTCAAGTCTACTGGCCTCGAGCTGATCAACCTCCCGCAGGTCCTGCCCACCAATCGCCTGACCCCGCCGCGCCCCGGCACGGACGAGCACAAGGCCTGGAGCCGCGTCCACCGTCAAAGCGGATGGGGCAAGCACGCCGCCGATCGTGCCCGCGCCCGCAGCGAAACCTTCCCCGGCATGGCCGATGCCCTGGCCGAACAATGGAGCAACCTGCTCGACGTTCGCGCCGCCTTTCCGCGCCAGGAGGCGCAAGCCGCATGAAACCCGCCGCCATCCTCGCAATCGCTCTATCGGCCTGCGCTCCAGCACAGCCTACACCGTCCGAGATCCACGCCGCCGACATGATCCGTCGCGGCTACGTCGAGTGGGCCGTTCGCTGCGCCTGGTCAGATGGCCGAGCTGGTCACAAGCTTGATGCCACTCTGCGCCGTTGCCAAATGGATTTAGGCATCCACATTTCGGCACAGAATACAAATAGGCCGCCGATCGTTCGGCGGCCTATCCCACAGGAATCAAGCATTCCCGGTAACGCTCAGGCGAAACAGATCACGCACCTGCTCACCATGCCAGGCCCTACTCCCGTCCAAGAGGGTAATCTTGACGGCATCGATCGGCGTGGCCTTCCGCAAAGCAATATGCTTCAAGGCATCTCGAAGCGATCCGCCCAAAATGCTTTCGATGATCACGGAAACGCCTGTCTTCGACTTTGGATAGGCGACTGGCAGGCTCAGCAAAACGGGTCTATCCCAAGGTATCATATCCATCACATTTTCTCCATCCCGGCAATTTGCGGGGCGCGGATCCTGCAATGTTCGCGCTTGCTGTCAACCGTGAACAAGGGCCTATGACCCTCTGTCGGCTACTCACAGAGGCCGAGGCCGCCGAGCGCCTCAACCTCTGTCAGCGCACCCTGCGCAAGGCGCGCCAGAGCGGCCAATTGCACTATGTCGCGATTGGCCGCGCCGTGCGCTACACCATCGATGATCTCGAATCGTTCGTTGCCACTCTCCGCCAGGTCCAACCGAATTGCCCAAAGCCCCGCACCAACACGAAATCGACCCGGCCGAGCGGCAAGGGCGGTGTGATTGTGCCCTTTACGGTGCGCAGCCGCCGGCGGTGACCGCGTGAGCGTCTACAAGCCCAAGGGCAAACCCCACTATCACTTCGATTTCGTGTTCAAGGGCCAACGCTATCACGGCTCCACCGGCTGCGCGTCGAAGCGCGCAGCCGAAGCCTACGAGCGACGCGAGCGGCACAAGGCCGCCTTGCCCGAAGAGCAGTTGCCGCCGATCACCGTGGACGAGGCGAGCGGGCTTTATCAGGAACACGCCGAGCATCTGCCGAGCTGGCCGACGATCCGCTACATGTTGGAAGCCCTGGTCGAAGGCCTGGGACAGTCAAAGCTGCTGTCCTCGATCTCCCAGCGTGACCTGCAAATCTATTTCGCCGGCCGCCGCGCCAATCTATCCAACTCCTCGGTCAATCGCGAGATCGAGAACGCGCGCGCCGTCTGGCGTTATGCCAAGGCATCGGAATACGACATCGGCAAGATGCCGAACTGGTCGCAACTGACCCTGAAGGTCCCGAGCATCGCCCCGCGCGAGCTGGAGATCGAGGAGGAGGCGAGCCTCTTCCTGGCATTGCGCAATGACGTGGCCGATGCGGTGGATTTCCTGCTCAAGTCGGGCTGGCGCCGCGCCGAGGTGCTGGGCCTGCGCTGGGCTGATATCAGCTTCCCGCGCAAGACCGCCGTCACGCGCATCAAAGGCGGTGACGTCGTCCAACGCCCCCTCACCACGACCCTGATCGAGATCCTGGCGCGCCAGCCCCGTTGCGAAGACGAGGAGGGCGCGCCGTTCGTGTTCACCTATGTCTGCCAGAAAACCCGTGGCGATCGACGCAAGGGCAAGCGCTATCCCCTAACCCCCACCGCCCTGCGCAAGCCCTGGGCCGCCGCGCTGGCCGCTGCCAAGATCGACAACCTGCGCCTCCACGATCTGCGCCACACACGCGGCACCCGCATCGTCCGTGCCACCGGCTCACTGGCGGCGGCCAAGGAAGCGCTCAAGCACCGCAACATCAAGACCACGTTGCGCTATGCGCACGTACTGGACGAGGACGTCCGCAACGCACTGGATGCGAGCGACTCCCGACATAGTCCCGACCAGCAAAATGAAGAGAAGCGAAAAGCCTAGCTTTTCTGCGGCCCACAGCCGCTTTGACGCTCGCCGTGTAAACGAGATGCTCTACCAACTGAGCTAACCGCCCTTGCAGGGAAGCGCGCCTTTGCGGGATTTGGGCGGTAAGGTCAATGGGGTTTACTCTGCCTCGATCACCCGGAAACCAAGCCGGGCCGTGCCGTGGGCCGGCACGGTCACACGCCAGAGCGGCTGGCCGTTCTTGCGCGTGAGCGGCTTCGTGGGACGGAGCAGGTGCTGGCCATCTTCCAGCGGAATGGCCACTTCCACCTGTACCGGCTGATCGCGGCTGTTCGTGAGCGTCGCGGCGTGATCGCGCCACGAGCCGCTGTCGTCTCCCGCTGTTTCGGTTTCGGTCACATGAACCGCCGTCGCCTCGCCCAGTTCGATCTCGATCTCCTCGCCCTCGGCCTTGTCGTCGATACGGCCCTCGCCCACCGGAAGGCTGGTGGAGCCATGCGGTTCGAGCACCACGACATGGCCGCCCGGCAGCGCGAGGCCCAGTCCATCGGCCTTGCGGTTTTGCAGGCGCAAGACCTGCCGCAGTGGCCTGCCGTCTTCATCCTCGTTCAATTCCAGCCTGGTTCGGTAGAATGGCTGGACTTTCACCCCGCGCCGCTCTGCCAGGGCAACCTGCTTTTGCGCGCGTGGAGCGATCGTGGTGGGCATGGGCAAGCGATAGAGCTTGAGATCACCCAGCGCTTCCTGCCGCGCCATCACCGGCGCGCGGCGCTGGGCAGTGACGATGATGTCATCCATCGCTGCCATGGGCGCCGGCGCCATTTCCAGCATGATTGGCGGTGGTGGTGGCGGCGGCGGGGGCGCTGGTGCAATGCGCGCGGTTTCACAGTGAAACGATAGCGTTTCCTCTGCCTCGTACCTGCCGTTCTCGTCGCGCTCCTGCTTGTCCGGCTTGCCGGCCACCACGGCGGCGGCAGAACCGGCAAATGCGGTATCGTCGCTGCTGGCAAGCGTAACCCACGCCGCCAGATCGAGATGGCGACCATCGCGGCGCATCGTCAGCACATAGTCCGCCCGCCAGTCGAAACCCCAGGCAAGATAGCTCAGCGTCAGGCGCGCGTGCGCGGCAACAGGGGCAGCGGCCTGCACCGACAGGGTCGGCTTGGCCACAAGGCCCGCCGGCATTTCGCCATAGCTGATATATTCATCGGGCCAGGAACATCGGGCAGACCGAAAACCCTCGCGCGTCTGGATCACGGCGGCGCCATCGGGGCCGGAACGGATCACGCCCGCTTCCTCGATCACGGCCTTGGTTGCAGGATCGACGCGGTGCAAGAGCACTGGCCGGCCAAAGCTGCGCGCGTAGAGATTGCGCGCGCCGATCAGGTCTGCGTCCAGGTTCTGCTCGGCCACCCCGCCCGGCAGTCCGCGCACCAGGGCGGTTTCGGCCAGCATCCCGGCAGCGACGCCTTCAAATCGAACGGTGGCCGGGCCGGCCGGCAAATCGACATCGCGCGTTTCGGTGACGAGGGCATAGCCGCGCAGCCAGTCGCCGTCGAAGGCCGCGTCTGGCTGCCGGCCTGGCTCGCGATAGATCGTCACCGCAACGCTTGCCGGCGCGGGCGATGTCACCGCCTGCTGCGCCTGGGCCTGCTGCGCCTGGGCCTGCTGCGCCTGGGCCTGCTGCGCCTGGGCCTGCTGCGCCTGGGCCAGCGTGGGC